GCATCTGGTAATATCGTTCCATCTGCAAACACTACATATGATTTAGGATCACCAGCTGCAAGATGGAACAACATCTATACTGGTGACTTACACTTGTCTAACGAAGGCAAGTCAGATGGTAACATGGTAGACGGAACAAAAGGTAACTGGACTGTCCAAGAGGGAGAACAGAGTTTGTTTTTAATCAATAATAAAACTGGTAAGAAATATCGTTTTGCCATTGAGGAGATTCAATAATGGCACTAGTAGGAACAATTAGTTCTCCAACAGTTACCGGTAACTTAAATATTGGTAGTGGTTCACTATCATATAACACTTCCCTCAGTCAAACTTTGATTGATGGTAAAGTCGCAGCACAAGGCTCTTACATTTGGGCATTTAGTTCTGCTGAATCGTCACTCAGTAATGTCGCAGGAGGTTGGAAAAATTTAAAATCTTTTTCTTTCTCTGGTGGTTCTAATCCTAACAGAAAAATTATTTCATTAGGATTTACTGGTTACATTTCTGCTGGTTCATATTACTGGACTTGGAGAGTGTATAATGCCAGAGAAGGTGCTGCACTTCCATTTTTACCAGACTTAGGTGATAGCTATTCCGAAACCGATGCTAATTTTACAGCCAATGCTATTGCTGCGGGAGGTGGATTCCCCTTTCAGGGTAGTGTTCACAGTTATTCAGCTCAAACATACAGAACCTTTGATTGTAGAAACTGTAACAATGGTGACACAATATATCTACAACTTCGTGGCCATACAGTTGGTGACGGTACAGTTGGTGGATTGGTCGATAACTCTCAAACATTGTATGTTAAACAAATGTTAGTATTTTTTGGTGTTGCCACAGGAATTCCTCCCGCTTCGGCCAATTATTATATATAAATGAGAAACATATGTTAGAAATTACAAAAGACCAAGCATTACTATCATTGATTATTTCCAATAGAATTGGTGAAGCGATTCATTTAAATGTTTCGGAAAGCACAAACACTTACTCTGAAATTGTTTCTGCAAATCCTTCTTTAGATTTACCAACATGGTCTGAAATTGAACAAGAATTTGAATTTAAAAAACAATTGGAAATTCTTGCGCCAGTTAGAGGTGTTAGAAATAAATTGTTGGCTGAATGTGATTGGACACAAGTATCCGATGCACCATTGACAGAACAACAGAAACAAAGTTGGTCAACATACAGACAAGAGTTAAGAGAGTTGACAGAAAATTTTGTTGATGAAAAGTCTTTGGTTTGGCCTGTAAAACCTGAATAAAGAGAATATAAATGCCAATTCAAACAGCAGCAGATAGTATTAGTAATAGTCAAGGGTCTCCGTTTGGCTTTAAGAACCGTATTATAAACGGTGCCATGGTTATTGACCAGAGGAACGCTGGGTCGAGTGTTACGATTACAACGGACAATACTTTTACACTTGACCGCTGGTCAACGGCGGCTACCGCTGCTTCAAAGTTTAGCGTTCAACAAAGCACAACGGCAGCAACGGGTTTTACCAACTCTTTACTTGCCACATCTTTGACTGCGTATTCCGTAGCGTCAGGAGATATTTTTGCGCTCAAACACACTATTGAAGGCTTTAATGTCTCTGATTTAGGGTGGGGAACAGTTAACGCACAAACAGTCACTATATCGTTTTGGGTGCGTAGTTCTTTGACAGGGACATTTGGTGGCGCTTTGCAAAACGGGGCGCAGAACAGGTCTTACCCATTCTCTTTTACCATCAGCGCTGCAAACACTTTTGAATACAAGACAGTAACCATTGCTGGCGACACTTCGGGCACTTGGCTGACAAATAATGGCAAAGGTCTTTTGCTCTGGATTAATCTTGGAACAGGCTCTACTGGAAGCGGAACTGCCGGTGCATGGGCTGGTGCAGCATACTGGGCACCCACAGGCGCAACCAGCGTAGTCGGCACAAACGGCGCAACCTTCTACATCACAGGCGTACAGCTTGAAAAAGGCAGCACAGCCACATCGTTTGACTATCGGCCTTATGGCACGGAGTTGGTGCTTTGTCAGCGGTATTATGAGCAATTGACCGCAGACTCAACTTTGGTGCTTGGTGGGTATGGAAGGTTTATGACTGCGTCAGCGGGCGGGTCCGGTGCGGCATATGGGGTTATAAATTTTGTCGTAACCAAAAGAGCAAGCCCAACTCTTTCTTATAGCGGCACTTACAGGTGGCAAAGCACCGCTGGCGCTGATAGTGCAAACACAACTTCGTTAACACTTTCAGAAGGAAGACCGTATGCGGCAACGATATACATGAGTGCTGGTAGCGGTGGCACTGCTGGTTATGGAGGCGCATATCAATTTATGACCTCAACATCTTATGTTGGCTTTAGTGCGGAGTTATAAATGTACAAACAAATCAAAGACCCAAAAACAAACGAAGTTGCAAATGTTGTTCGCAGGTTGTCTGACGGTGCTTGCATCCCATTTGACCCAGCCAATACCGACTACCAAAAATACTTAGAGTGGCTTGCTGAAGGCAATACTCCAGAACCTGCTGACGAATAGAGATAAATAAAAGAATATGCCATTATCACAAATTAAAACAAACAGTATTGCAGCAGGTAATATTACTACAGCATTGATTGCATCTGGTAATATTACACCAGCATTGATTTCATCATTGTCTGGTCTGTCTGTTGCTAATACTGCAATCGTTGGTAGAATTGCGACTGCACAACAACCAATTGGTGCTGTGTTGCAAGCGGTAAGCACAACTACTACAACTCTAGTAACAAATAGTACAGGCACTTACACATCAACTGGACTTTCATTAAATATTACTCCAACATCTGCCACAAGCAAAATTTTAATAATGGCATGGTGTCCAATTAGATATGGTACAAATAATGGTGGTGGTAATGTGGGTATAAGAATAAACAGAGCATCTGGAACTGTCCTAATGAGTAATAATCTTATCAACAATGTGAATGCTATTGTAGATATTAGTTATCCAATCACTTTATCTTATCTAGATTCTCCTGCCACAACTAGTTCAACTAACTACACCATTGAGTTTGCTCTTGTGAATTCAAGTGGTGTGTATGCAAATCCAACAGTTAACTGGAATTCTGGTTTAACTCAAACTAGCACTTTAACATTAATGGAGATTGCAGCATGAACAAAATTGATGCAATTTACGCAACATATCCACAGGTTACTGTTATTCGTGGTGATGATGCCTATGATGCAAACGGCGATTTGGTTACAATTAATGAAGCCACACTCCAAGTTTATATCAACACTCACTCATATATAGAAAAAAGACGAATGGAATACCCACCGATTACTGACTACCTTGATGGTGTTGTTAAAGGTAATCAAACACAAATTGATGCTTACATTGCGGCTTGTCAAGCAGTTAAGACTAAGTATCCTAAACCAGAATAAATAGAACACTATGTCTCAAGTGGCGCACCTTTATAAAATTACTAACACCATAACAGGTGAATATTATATTGGTAAGCACAACGGATGGACACAAAATTGTTATTGGGGTTCTGGCGATAGAATCAAAAATCAAATTAAAAAATATGGTACTGATAATTTCAAATATGATATTTTAGTGATATCTGATGTTGATTACATTTATGATTTAGAAAGAAAAATGGTAACTGTAAATTTGATTGAGAGTGATGAGAAGTGTTTGAATCTTAGAGTTGGTGGTGAAGGATTTACAGAACACACCAAATCAACTAAGTTAAAATTAAGTAAAATTAAAAAATTACAAATGCAAGACCCAATAGAAAAAAAGAAAATTTCTGATGGTGTAAAAAAATATTTTGCAGAAAATCCTAAAGTATTGGAAATAATTTCTAATACACACAAAGGAAAAAAACATTCTGAAGAAACAAAACTAAAAATGAGTATTGCTGGAAAATTATCATATATTAATAATCCAGAAAGAAGAGAAAATCAAAAAATATTAAATTTTGGAAGAAAATCTTCAGAAGAAACAAAACAAAAAATAAGTTTAGCTAACACTGGTAAAATTAGAACAGATGAAGCTAAACAAAAACTTCGTGAAGCAAGAGCAAAACAAATCATGCCAGAAGGTATGTATGAGAGAACATCAAAGATAATATCATCTTTAATATGGATGAATGATGGTACAAGAAGCTATAGAGTAAAACCTGAAAATGTTCAGGTGTCTAAAGAAAAAGGTATGGTTGAAGGTCGTTTAATAAACTACATAAATACTGAATATAAAGAAAAATTGAAAAATACAACAACCAAATTGTGGCAAAAAGTTAAAGAAACTGGCCATACAGGTAACTTAATTAAGGTGAACTAAAATTTCATACATAGGCAATCAAATTTTGAACGGCTCGTTTCGTAGCGAGTTCTTCTCTGGTGACGGAACTACAACTGCGTTTACTCTCGGTTACGGAACTGGAAATGAAGCTTCAGTCCTTGTTTCTGTGTCTGGTGTTGTACAAGCGACAAACACATACGCACTAAATAATGGGCAGTTAGTCTTTACAGAATCACCACCAACTGGTACAAACAACATCGAGATTAGATATCTTGGTGATAGAGTGCAGGTAAATCCGGCGCTTTCGGCTGACACATATGGTATCGTTAGAATCAATTCCAATGTACTATCAGAGAATGTTTCTATCACTACAGGTTACAATGCTTCTAGTGCAGGTCCATTGACCATTGCCGATGGCAAGACAGTAACAATTGCTAACAACTCAACTTGGACAATATTTTAATATGGCCGGTACAATCATTGCTGACTTCATCCGTACGGATGCCAATCAATTAAGTTTGAATGTAGGTAATACTACATTTGCAACTATCAACGCTTCTGGATTCTTTAGTAATACAGGAACACAATTAATTGCCGCTAATGGTAAAATTAGCGGTGCATCAGTTATTACAAGTTCAATTCCAGGCACAGCATTGTCAACCGCAGCTAATACTATTCCAAGAAGTTCAATGACAACTGGTGCGGTATTGCAAGTGATTAGCACAGTTAAAACAGATACATTTTCCACTACATCTACATCTTTTACTGATATTACTGGTTTATCTGTATCAATTACACCAATTAGTTCATCAAGTAAAATATATGTAGTGGCATCTGTTTGTGGTGGAGTAAACGGTGGAAATAACACTCAACAATTTCGTTTGGTAAGAGATTCGACCGCTATTGGTGTTGGTGATGCTTCAGGCAGTAGAACTCGGTCAACATCTGGTCTTAATTATCAAGCAGACGCTAATCGCCTTGATAGTTTTACATTTCAACACCTAGATTCTCCATCTACAACCTCTGCAATAACATATAAAGTTCAAAGTATTGTAAGTTCTGGAACTGTTTATGTTAATAGAACTTATGGTGACCTTGATGGGGCTACTTGGCCAAGAACAGTTTCTACAATTACAGTTATGGAGATTGCAGGATGAATCATAACGCCATATACGCACTATATCCAACTGTTGTTACTGTTGATGATACCGAAGGTGCTTTTGATGCCAATGGCAATAAAGTAACTATTGATTCAACGGCAGTTAATGCTTGGGTTGATCCAGATACTTACAAATATCAACGACAATACCCATCCCTCGGTGACCAACTTGATATGTTGTGGCATGCTATTGATAATGGCACACTAAATAAAACATCAGACTTCTATACTGCAATCAAGGCAGTAAAAGACGCACATCCTAAAGAGTAATTATGGCCGGTATATTAAAAGTTGACCAAGTACAATCAGACAGTAATCTAGCATTTAATATTGCTGGATCGAATGTCGCCTTTATGAACGCTACTAGCCTTCAAATGGTTGGTAGTAATGTTTCGTTGGCAGGAACGAATGTAATCACAAATGGTAAATTAGTTACGGCAGCACAACCAGTTGGTGCTGTGTTGCAAGTGGTTCAAGCAAATTCTACAACATATGGTACCACAACATCTGCAACATATCAACAATCAGCTTTGACAGTAACTATAACACCAACATCATCATCAAGTAAGGTTTTAGTTCAAGTGCAAACACAGATTGGTATGGCTCAATCAAACTGGTCTGATATTGCTTTGTTTAGAAACAATACAACTAACCTTTCTGGAGCATCAGCCGGCGCTGGTATTTATGCGGGACCAAGTAGTGGAACTTTTGATGGTCATGGTGTAGGTGTCATAACTTTTTTAGATTCTCCGGCAACTACAAGTGCAACAATATACACCATGTTTTGGAGGTCTCGCAATGGTTCCGGACAATCAAGAGTCATTTTAGATAGTATGCTTTCAACAATTACAGCGACGGAGATTGCAGGATGAATTTAGAAAAAACAAATGCAATTTACGCATGTTACCCATCCATTGTTACTATTCGTGGTATTGAAGCATTTGATGCTATTGGTAATCCTGTTGTTTATAATGAAACCACAGTTCAAGCCTACATAGATGCCAATGCATACAAAGGCCTTCGCCAAGCAGAATATCCACCACTCACAGATTTGGCTGATGCACTATACCACCAATCTAAAGGTGACGAAACTAAGTTGACTGCATATCTCGCAAAATGTGAAGCAGTTAAACAGAAATATCCTAAGGAATAATAATGGCTGGAACTATAATTGTTGACCGCATAGAATCGGATGCATCATACGCATCTACGATTAATGTCGCAAACAAAATAACATTTTCAAATACAGTTGCCTTTGCTGGTTCCACATCAGGAAATACTACAGTCGTAGCAGCTGCTGTAGCAGGAACTAGTACACTTACTTTACCTACACTAACAGGCACAGTAGCTTTAACAACTAGAACTGTTCAAGTCTTTACCTCTGGTTCTGGCACATACACAACACCAACTGGATGCAAAGCAATTTTTGTTCGTATGGTAGGCGGTGGTGGCGGCGGTGGTGCCTCTGCATCTAATCCTGGAACGGCTGGAGGAACTACAACTTTTGGGGCTTCTTTATCGGCAACAGGTGGAAATGGTGGGCAAGAAGGCGCTTCAATTGGTGGTGGTGGTGGTGCAGGTGGGACAGCAACTGGCGGTGATTTAATCGTTACTGGATCACAAGGTGGTTCTGGTGCAAAAGATACTGGAAACCCTACTGGTGGCATTGGTGGTGCTAGTGTTTTTGGTGGAGCAACTACCGGAGGTCAAGTAAGCACCGCTGGTACAAACGCATTAGGATACGGTTCTGGAGGTGGCGGTGGTGGTGGTGCTGTAGGTGCTTTAAATTCTGCGGGTGGTGGCGGTGCTGGTGGATATCTTGAAAAAACCATTAATTCTCCTTCCGCAACATATTCTTATGCTGTTGGTGCTAAGGGTAATGGCGGTGCGGCAGGAAGTCATGTTGGTGGAAATGGTTTTGCTGGTGTAATTATTGTTCAGGAGTTTTATTAATATGAAATACGCAATCGTTAAAAATGGTGTGGTTGTTAATGTTATTGAATATGAATCACAACCAACAACACCCCCTCCAGGTTTTGAAGTAGGGCATGTGGCTATACAAGCTGATGCAGTTAATCCTGGTTGGCATTATGCAAACGGTCAGTTTACAGACCCCAACCCACCTGAAGTTGTTGAAATGCCAGCATCTAAATCATTGACAGATATGATTTTGGAAAATCCAACAGAATTGGCAAAACTTAAAGCTGCACTAGGATTGTAAATAAAATTTAATCTTTCCAATAACCCCGCTACGGCGGGGTTTTTCGTTTCCACAACATCAAGATTGACTAAATAGAGAATAAAACAAATAAGAGGCGATTAAAATGGCAGGTTTTGCAGAGTTAACATTGGAACAAGGCGCTAGTTTCACAACTACTGTGACAGTTAATGGTTCAGATGGTTCTCCAACTAATCTGACAAGCTACACCGCTGCGGCTCAGTTGCGTAAATCGTATTATTCAACAACAGCAAATAATTTTACTGTTACAGTTTCTAATGCGGCCAATGGTGAACTGACTATGGCAATGAGTGCAGCCAATACTGCAAATTTAACACCTGGAAGAGCAGTTTATGACCTTCTCATCACTA